CCGGCAGTCACCACTCTAAACCAGGCAAAAACCTGATCCTGCTTATTATAGACCAACCCGAGAAGCTGGCCGTCTGCCCTGACCGCCCAGAAAATAGGATAAGGTTCCGACTGAAAAGCGGTCTGAATTATTCCTGAATTAGCGGCGCTGTTGCCTTCCGTAATATTTCGATTGAGCCGGGTCAGATCATAATTTTCCCACTGGTTTGTTATAAAATTATAAACAATAAAATAAACAACCAAAGCCGACCTGCTGGTCCATATCGCTACATCATTTACCCTTCTGGGATTAACGAAGCTTACGCCTGTAGAGATTTGCTTTTGAGCCATGACATTGGACTGGGTAACTGCGCTTCCAGAGCTTGCACTAACCGACCATACCCCGCCCATTGTCCCTAAAAGCAAAGCGGCCGATGTCCCCATCATTCTTCTTATCTGGTCAACCTGCTCTGATACGATAGTGAATTGGACAGCGTACGAATCATCTGACGGGTCAGAGATAAAGTTTTCATAATCACCCTGAACGCTCCCGTTAATTTGAGTGGGATTATTGATTGAACCAGAAAAATAAAGCCGGTCTTCATAAAGACAGCAACAGGCAGGGTAATCACCCGGAACATTAAAAAGGCTATCAACCCGGACAATCGTTCCGCTTCCTTTGGTCAAGTCATCCAAGTTGGCATAAGAAGCATTTATTAAAATCCCTTTTATTGATGTAGATATTTGACCCTTAAAAAGAACGGTATAAACAAATTGATTGAGTATGCTCGCATCACCTGCGATACCGCTTATGTAAACTCTGTCTCCAACGATAAAGGGGTTATCTACAAAACCAATTTCAATTCCCCCTGGCGACACATTGATGCTGTCCTTATCTCCTACCCAGGCAATCGGAACAGCGATCCCGCCAGCTCCGGTTTTACTAATGTCTAGAGTTCCTGTGCATGACAGAAGAGCCAGTTCCCAGTTAATGTGAGAATATCGCATTAATTTCATGGGCGGGTAATTCTGATGCACAATGTAAAGCACATCCGCGCTTTGCGTGTCACAATCAAGATTAAATAAATCTGAAGTTAAATAAGGAGTCGGGATCTCAACCGGGTTCCCGATAACAACCGGAGACCAATAAGCGGTATTGGTAGGTGAAATGCTGGTGTTGTTCCCCCAGTACGATTCAATGGGGGCGGTAATCGGTGTAGCTGACCCGGTGACCGTCATGTTCCAATAGGGAGCATTATTAATCACCCCCATGTTATTAATGGCGGTCTGGATAAGAGCTGCGGTATTTTTGGCTGATGTTTTATTGGCCAGCAGTACGGTAAGATAAGTGCCATCAGGCCCGCTTACCATCTTAACATTTAAATAATCCTCGCTATTTACTGCTATTTTAATCGGAGGGCCTGTAGTCCCCGCAATCTCAGACCAAACGGGGGTTGCGTAAGAAAAAGTTAAGGTGCTTCCTCCTGAAAAAACAAAGTACCCGCTTCCCGCCAAATTGGGGATTGCCTGGATGCACTGATACACTCCGCCGGTGCTGGTAAAAGAAGAAGCGCCTGGTGCGGTAATTGCCGGTGAAGCGGCATATGCTGAATTCGCTGTCACGACAGCCTTCGTATAATCAACCCCACCGGAAATTCCCAAAGCGTAAATCGCCTGCTGAATGAGGTCGGCGGAATTATTGGATGCGGTGCTGTCCGCCAGAAGGATCGTCAGGACTCCTGCAATAACTGAGACCGAAAGGGCATCGCTGGTGTTTGCTCCAACCGTTATGCCTGTGGGAGCAGGTACTCCATAAGGAAATGAAATGTCGAGCTGCTTTCCCCCGGTCCAGGTAAATTCCCCAAAAGAACCCAGCTTGGCGTATGCTCCGACCCAATAATAATTAGTAGGGTCAAAATCCAGGCACTCGGAAGGATCAATCACAATCTGCCCTTCGTTCATGTAAAAGCGCAGGTATTGGTTTCCCATTTCTATTATGTAAGCCTGGATGGTGGAGAATACGAAAGAGATCAATCGGGCTTTTGCGTTCGCGTTTTTTGCCGGGCAGAGGTAATAAGAACCCGGCATTTTCTTCGCAGGGCCTTCGACTAAAGGCAAAGCGTTTTCAAGCGTCAGGCAGGCGGATTGATACTTGGTTATATCAGACCGAGCTTCTACTAATTCGCTGACTTCGCCAGCGTTAAAATCAATTAATGGAGGGGTTGCTTTATTTGGCATCAATTATCCCGCGAACCTTCCGGCTGCTATCCAGGATCGGGTTCCTTCTTCGTTTTCGTCAAAATCCAAACATTCGTTCTGGGCTTCCGCTGAATTAAGCGCGTCTTTATAGGATGACTCAGCCGCCTGCCATTTCTGTTTATCTTCGGTGATGGGTATGGAAAGCTCCTGAGCCAGCCGCCAGACAAAGCAATTCACAAACCCCGGCATCAGTTGTGTCAGGTCGCTTATGAGCCGTATATAGGTTATGGCGAGGGCTGGGCCTGAATTATCATAGTCAATGAAAAGATACTTGTTCCCGTCTGACAGCGTTTCAACAACATAAGGGAACCCATAGGGCTGAACAGGCAGGTCATGTTTATGATACCATCCGTCACCATAGTATGCCCAATAGTAAGGATTTCTGATTGGCGGCTTCCTGCGCGGCCTGATGAACCTTAGAAAGTCAGGCGGTAACGCGTAGGCGTATTTATAGCCATAAAGCGGGGTCATGGAACTTTGCGCCAGGGTTGTTCTGAACTTGGCAAATTTCCAGTTCCGCTCGCTTAAAACCTCCTGGAATATCGGGTCCCAGACTAAAAGGCAGCGTTCCCCGTTGACTGAATTTTCGTTAATGTCAGAAAGGAACTGCTTCGCGCCTATTCGCCCTAATGCAAGATTAAGAATTTGTGTTTGAGAATAGTTGATTTTCCATCACCCCTTTCTTAACTTTTACAAGGTCCTCTGCCATGCGTAAACGGTAGCCGAACCCGCGGCAAAATTAAGGGTTATCGCCGTCCATGTCCCGCCCAGAAGCGTTTCGGGATTAGTCGAAAGGACGGAAATATAAACAGATCCAACAGGCCAGACAATATTTAAAATTTGAGCGCTTGATAATATCTGGTTCTGTAGCTGGCTTGAGCTGTTGTTGACCTGAGCTCCGACAATAGCTTTTACTTTTGCTATCTGTCCCGCAGATAAAATCATCATTTCCCCGTGTCTTTAATTGATGTCTGGCAGACCCACAAAACGCGAGCCTGCCAAACTATTTAATATTATGTTAAACAGCCGCTTCGCCGTACTCCACTTTATATTTTCTCAGCTCGTAAACCGAACCAAACCCTTTTTGATAGGCTTCCTTTTTTTCCGCATCACGAGCTTTGATTCTTGCCTTTGACAGTTCCTGAGCCTCTTTCCGGTCTTCAGGATTGAGCTTGAAACTCAGAGCCGCATCGGTATCGAGATCAATCTCACATTCCTCACCCGGATAGTAAAGGCGGCCTTTGGTGTTGTCGAAGCACTGTTTCTCGCATATTGCTGTGACTGTTTTACCCATTATATAGTTCCTCCAACTCTTGGCCCGAACCAGGCAATCACTGTCCCCTGGCTAGGCGGACTCCCGGTAAGAGCGGCGTAGAAATTGATATATCTGAGGACCTGCGCTATATCCACAGGGATAAAGTAGCAGGCACCCAAAACTCCTAATTGAGTTAAAGTAAGGGTCCTCGGCCCAGCAATCGGGTTGCTCGTATAAGTAGGATCGGACGTGGACCCGCTATTGACAGAGATTGCAAGCGACCCGAGGGTGTTGAATGCCGACATTACCTGAAGGTGCAAACCCCAGGGAACGCCGCTTGCCTGCATTTCGGCAATGGAATAACCGGCAGCGGGATAACCCGCCTCAGTTAAGCTTGGGAACTGAGACACATAGGGATAGGAGGAAGCAGAACCGGGCGCTCCGAAATCAAGGGTGACGTTCGAATACTGGCTGGCGGCTGCGCAAAGAGCATCGCCGTAAACCCCGGCTGCCAAGCTTATTGCCCCCTGTCCTGACGTTCCCGTCCCGTGAACAAAAAGCATCGCATCTGTAATCATGATTTATTTCTCCTTATAAATTAAAATCCAAAACTTATTGAACAACGGTTTCGGTTGTTTGGTTGGGAATACCGAGCATCATCTCAGACACCAGAATCGGAATGTTCTGAAAGCGTGTTACGGTTCTGCCGAAAATATCACCTGTGTCCTTGTCCTGTTCAAAATAAGTGTTGATCTTCTGGCTGACCGCGCGGATATCAACCTGAGTTTTAAGTGAGCGGTTCATAAAGATAACCGTACCCGGAGCCTCACCTTTTCCCGGCAGCCAGTTTTTAGCCTGGATGAGAATGTTCTCATCAAAGTTATTGGCTGAAAGGACGGTAGGATTGAGGTTGCAGATTCTCTGCACACAGCGTTCATCGAGAACCTGAATACCAAGCGCCCACCGGAGATAGCTGATTAAAACCTGATAACGTGCCATTGCCGCCATGGTTCCGGTACCGGAAGGTATCTGCTTGGTCTGTTCTCCCAAATCCTGAATGTGAAGCCCGCCGGGCATGTTCTTGGGATAAATCCCATAGACTTTTTCCGGGCCGAGTTCCATGATGCAGATGCTGGACACCGGGGTAGAAGTAGCGCCACCGTTCCAGACGTTTGGCGGCCAGTCGGAAAGGCCGTTAGGGGTTGTTTCCAAGCTGTTAAACTTTGAGAACATCCCCATGAAACTCCCCGGTTCATAGGCGGGGTTCCCGTACCAGAGAACCGTTTCGAGTTTCTTTTCCAGACCGACCAGATGGTCTTTGATCTTGTTCGCCCGCCATTTGTTAGGCTCGTTCTGCACTTCCCATTCTTCCTTGTCCACTTCGACATAATCGGCAAAGAGCGCGATGTCATCCCGGATAGGTTTGTTTTTGGAAGCGGTGGGTACGATGCCGGAATTAAAGCGCCGGGTTCCGGGAGTCGGTAAATAATCAGTCCGGTTCCCAAGGTTAGATAAAATTTCATTGCTTGCGACCATAGGCAGGATTTTTAGAAGGGGAACTTCCCGGTCCATAATCCGCGCTATTTCCAGAAGCAAAGCATTTGCCGCTTGAGACGTGTAATCCTGGACTACATCAAGTAGTGTGTACCATCCTAACAATGATGCGTCCGCGTAAGATACTGTTCCTGGTGCTGCCATAATATAAGCCTCCTATGTATGGAAGAAAGCTATTTGCCCGTAGGAGAAGGAGGACTTTTCGGAAACAGAGCATTTAAGTCCAATGTCCCCGGCTTGCCTGACTTATTCACCTGCGGGCTGGTATCTTCTCCCGTTTTTTGTGCCATTTTTAATAAAAATCTGACCATTGAATATCGGTTGGCTGAAGTCTCGGCGTTAAATGCCTCATCAAATTTAGTGTCCGAATTTTTGTCCCAGAACCGTGTTGCCAGTTCCACGCTTGAATCGTATTTATCGCCTAACTCGGCCTTGAGTTTTTCCGAAGCCTCGGTGATCTGTTTTTTGATGTTAGTGTTATGGGCTTCGACAAGTTTATTCATCTGCCCGTTAAAGCTAGCGGACAAACTCTTTGCCAAATCTTTTGAGACACCGGCCTTGAAAAACTCCTGCTTCCAATAATCAGTCCACTCTTTTGCGTCTTCTTTCCCGTCCCCCGGGAGTTCGTATTCCTCCCATTTCTCGGGACGGCCCATCTCCATCTGGTAGATGTTTTTCTCTTCATCGGTTGCATTGTCGGGCAATCGAGGAATTGCACCTTCCAGCTTCGTCTTTAAGGCATCTCTTTCCGTTTTGGTGTCAATTGCTCGCTTTACAAAATCACCCGGCTTTTGACAGTCCTTAACGAACTCATGCTCTTTAAATTCGTCAGGTAGTGCAGAACGCCACCCCAATGAAATTTGATCTTGATTCCCCTGTTGGGTCACTTGATCGGTGTCAACCATTAATGTTCTCCTTTAAATATAAGTTTAAAATTTATATTTTATCCTTCAAGTTAATAAAAAAGCCGAACCAACGCATTTCTGCGTCAATCCGGCTATCGAATAGCTCTATTTACTTATGGGCGCTCGAAGCGCTCTGAACTATTTATCTTTGATTGTTAAATCTATTTTTACAATTCTCCCGCATTTAGGGCACTTGATCTCAAGATAACCGATCACATCATCGGTTTTAAACAAAAGACGGCTGCAAGTTTTACAGCGTATCTCAGTCACTTGCTTTCCTTCTTTGTCTTTTTCTCTCCGGGGTGCATTTCTCCATGAACGAAACAGACGTGCATATACTCACCTTTTTTTAAACCGTGTTCTTTATTAGGACCAGATATAGTCCTAATTCTATGCCCTTTTGTGTTCTGACATTTTTCAAAGCCTGCCGGCATAGAGCACCCCTTACTTATATGGCTCTTGGGGACTGTTGGGAAACAGGTTCGGTTTCTTCTTCCGCTTGTTCTTTTTCTCTTTCATCCATTGATGGTAATAATCGCTATCGTCATTGGTAGCTGGAGAAGATTTTCCACCACCACCCCCACCGCCTTTACCCTGCTGTGCCCCCTGATTAGTCGCCATCTTCTTTTACCTCGGCTTTAATATCAGCTTTTTGGACTGCATCAATCAGTTTTGCAATGGTGGTCAATTCAGCCATTAACTGAGCAACCATTCCGGTCATCTGTGCCGAATTGATACAGTTAAGAAGAAGCTTACGCTGTTCCTCACTGTCAAGTATCATTGTTTCCCCGTCCTCTCTTGCTTGCCTTCTTTTTCCCCTTCGGACACCCACTTGTCAAGCCAGGCCTGGGCGTCTTCTTTGGTGTCTGATTCTCCGAGGGTATGAGTGATTCCGAGGATCACGGCAAACGGCTGATAGGTTGTCCGGTCGGGATACTTTTTTTCTGAAACCCCCGTTTCAGTTACAAAGTCTTGATTAAAATAATTCGTAGTATGCCAAATCATGTTATTATCTCCCTTCATAAAAGGCAGTAGCCCTTGTTAATGTTAAAGCATTAAACTACAGGAATGTAATGCACATTCCCATCAGGACAAAGAACCGTGATATGATAAGCAGAAGTCAATCCTGACAAAGCTGTTGATCCTGAAGCACAAGCTCCTGTAGCTGAACCAAAAGCAACAAACGCATCAAAAGTCCCGAGGTCAGGATTGGGAACATGGATAACGGCCGCCTTCCCGGTATGAGAATTACCAAGGCTTTCGCAATGAGCTAAGAAACAGGAAGCAATCTTTCCAGAACCAATATCACCGCTTGTATTAATATTGATGTCCCCAAGGACAGCACCCATGCCCGTGCTTCCGCCAACAACACCGCTTGATTTTACTTCAAGCAGTCCCCAAAGCCCGGCACCCACATTGACACCGGACACATCAGCATTGACGCTTAACCGGCCGCAAGAACCAAGCAAGGACAGGTTCCCGGTCTGGGCATGAGTAATCAGCAACCGGTTGACATTGAATAAATAGGCCTGTCCGGTTCCAAGGGCTTTCCCGCCATCATCGGCATTTCCCCTCATAGCCCAGGTCCTATTTGAGTTAAGGGGAACACCATACCCTGATGCGGTAGCATTGAACCGGCCCCAGATAATCTGGTTGTTCTGGCCGTCCCACACCGATGCGTTTAACTTTCCGTCAAATCTTAATAGTGGCATTTTAAACCTCCCGTGGTGCCTTTTCTAAGGCGCACCATCCTTCATGTTATTAAACTTTTAAACCTAAAATATGGCTGGCTATCGCTTTGAGCACGCCAGCTTTTTCCGCAATTTCCAACCCCGCATTATATCTTCCGACCATCGCCTTGTCATCAGGATTTAATTGTCCCATGAACCCGCAGATAAGTAAAATGTCCCTGAGAACTTCCTGCCCGATTCCGTCTTTAAATACCATGAGGTATTTAGCACGGATGGTTCGTTCTATGGATTCTTCGCCATGGATACCGATATTAAGCTGTTGTTCAATATCAGGCTGGTTCACGGCCTTCATCCTGTCCTCCCATTAACGCTTTTAAAGGACTGCCCTTCTCGGTTGCCCGTCCCATGGCTGATGCGGCTTTGGCCAGCAACGGGGCATTTTCAATCTGCTGCTGCTGTTCCTGCTGCTTGTTTCTTGTCTCCCTGATTTTAGCGATAACTTCTTCTGGCCGAACACAGGTAGCAGGGAAGCCCGTGGCATCCAGTGTTTCACGAGCCGCCTGATCGAAATCAATCACATCCATGGCAATGGGGTTGACTTCAGATATTTGCTTGACCAGAGAAATGCCCGACTGGATGGAGCGGACTTTTTGCAATCTTGTTTGCGCCTGGGCGAGTAAGCCGAGGTACTGGACTTCAACCGGGCCATGAATCACATTGAGAAGAATATCAGGCGGATCGGGTATTCTTCCCGCTCTCGCTTCAATGTCATAAACCCTGAAAATAAGCGGGTCAAAGGCTTCCGATTGAAGGTTCCCGACTCGGGTGCCCAGAACAGCCGCCTTTTCTCCCTGGAGTTCCATGATTTGTTCCATCACCATTCTTTCGCTTTTCCCCTGCTGCGCCAGATGACTCATCATCATAAACACATCGGTATGGAAAAAGGAATTAACTATCTGGCGGTACTTGTCTGAAAATTCAATATTGAAAGGAAGATTCTGAACGGACGTGTAAAGCGGCTGCGGCATTGCTGCCCGTATGTCCCCTCTGTTTCTTTCAATGTAGGTTATTGAGTCCGGGTCTTTCTGAATCAGGCCACGCAGGTCGGAATAAGCCACCAACGGAGGCGCGCTTGCCTTATGGCCGGTATTCAGGTTGTCTTTCCCCATCTGGTTAAGCGTGGCGATAGTCACCCACGCATCATGCCCTGGGCCGCGGCCATAACTTTCATCACTGTTCTTTCTCCAACGCCATGAGATATTAGGAAGTGTGTCGTAACCGGATTCCTCAATAAGTTTTACTTCCTTTTCCGTCTGTCCTATACCGGCAAGCGGGGCAATGAACTTCCCGCCTTTCCGGTAAACCCAGACCGATTCCCATTTCTTTCCCTTGTTATCAATCCGGTTCTGGTTCCGGTAATAATCCCTTGCGTGAACTGGGTCGTATTCCCACTTGCTTCCCCTGCGAGTCATCTCTAAGGAATTAGAATAGCTTGGCGGGTTGTAATCTTTTCGGGGATAAACGGCATGGAGAACTTCCGTTTCCTCGTGCATATTCGATTCGTATTTGTTTTTAAAATTATCATCGATTGATTCCATTGTTTCAAAGCCGAACTTATCAACAAGCTGTCGAAGCGTCATGGTGTAGACCCGATAATTGGTGTCCACTTTTCCGAATCGGTTCTCGGCGATATACATTTCACGGAAATGAGGAACGGTAAAGACAATGCGCCCCGCTTCCATGTCCTCTTCTATGACAAGGTAAGCAGTCCCCACCGTCATGCCATCGCTTATGAACTCGGTAATAATGTCATAGAAATTAGAGCGGTTGAGGGCGGAATACATTACCGTCTGGCAGTCCTGTAGCCACTTCTGAACTTGGGGGTATTCATCAATCCTTTTCCCCGACCATGACCTCATCCCGGCTGACCGGGGGAAATTAAACTTGCCCGGGATCTCAAGCCCAAACCACGGCATGTTTCGGGAACAGAGAGCGCCGACCATCCCATCGGTTGATACGTTACGGGCAAGCATGGCGGTATCATCATAGACAAACTGCCCGGTCTGCTGTCCCGGCCACAGGTCTTTGTCTTGCACGCTTCGCCGCCCGTGGTTAATGTAAAGGATGAGGTTGTCAATCATCGGCTCATACAACAATCTATATTGCGATAATATAGATATATTTTTCTCACAATCTTGTGCTATTTGTTCAGATGTTCTCCCATCTAATTTGCTTGGCCCCATCCCTGTTGAAGCAAATTGCTGTTGTAATGTTTGATGCGGGAACGTCATATTTTTCTCATTTATGGGTATTTAAATAAAAATT